CGACCAGCACAACACCAGCAAGTACACTGAATATTCCCATTTAGATTCGCGCCTGTGTTCACTTCTCTTCGTTTTTTACATTTCTTTGTGGATTCTGAATTAGTTTTCCACCTGCGTCCTTTGCAGCTTTCAATACACCTTTTCCGTATAACTTAGTCGCGGACATAAGCAGTAAGAAGGAATAAATACCGAGAGCAAAACCACCGACTGCGCTGAATGTTGCTCCGGCGAATCCTACTACTACCAGTCCGACATACAGGACCATCGAGAGGATGGCTGTTGCAGCAACGCCCTCTGCAATCCTGCTGTGTCGTCTTTCGTTTTGTTTTTCGTCACTCATTGGTATCACCGTCTGTTAATTCTTCAATCGTCTCTTGGCTGGTCTCAGCCACTTCTGAGGTATACTCACTTGCGCTATCGAGAAGCACTTCAGCGAGCAGCCACAATAGCGTGACTACAATTGCAGCTATCGTGAAGTACATCACACTCGTCGTGATGAACACACCTGATGCCGCATATGCAGCGACAGATGTTTTGACAGCTTCCCCTATAAACAGAATAGGGAAAAACGGATTCTTTAGAATTTTTGATGTTAGTTCTTTCCGTCGTGTCACGATGCTGCGACAGCCACCATACGCCTCTTGTAAGCGTTGTTTTGTTCTGTCGAGCATAGTAGCAAGCCCCAATGTAGAGAGATAGCTGTCTCTACTGGTCAGTAAGCTTGTAATAAGAGAGAGTGGTTAAAGGAAATAAACTACTTTTCGGAAATCTCTATGCGCTCGACAAGCTTGTTGCGCCGCTGGTGAGAGACTTTGTAGTATTCGTCTCCTGTCAGTTTTCCGAGGTAGCCGGAGACTTCGCCGAGCTTCGGATACAGCCACTTACGGAATCGTTCGTGCCAGTGGTGTTCGTGTCCCATTTATCTTATTTTCCTCGTGCTTTGTTAACTGCTTCGAGCGTCTCCTTTCCGAAGGGCCACATCGCTGCCATCATCGTGACCAAGAAGTAGAGGCCGAACCACGCTTGGCTAATACCGGAGAGCGCAAATGTGCCAATCGCGGTTCCGATAACGATTACCGGCAGTGACGCGACCATTAGTCCGGCAAGGACCGTCGCAATGTATTTTCATCTCGTTCTCGTACTTGTGGTGGTGTCGGGGTCGCCATCTTCGGCGACTGCTGAGTCGTCTTCGGGCATAGCAACCGCTATGCGTGTATAGGTGCTGGAGCTATAAAAGGTTTCGGTTAGCTACAGGTCAAGCCCACCAACAGCATTTATTCTTGGAGACTCGAAATTCATTTGGTACGAGTAATCTGAAAGAGTACCTGATTTTTGAGTGATATTTAGGTTAAGGTCTGTCTTAAAGATTGTTCCATTGTCCGCGTAGGTTGACCAGAATATTTCATCTGAACCCGGCTCGTGTAGCACTCCCTGTATCTCTGTAGACGACCCATAGTCTCCATCGTTACTAACATCATAGTCAGTTTGGATGCTCATTGTGTCAGGGTCAACTCGATGGATGAAATTATTCTTACTGACAAATAATTCCCCTCCAGAGTATATTACACTGCTATTGTTAGTGCTACCGCTTATACCAACTTGACTATCTTCTGTAAGGTCACTTCTATTTACCTTTCTCAATGTTCCATCATCCATCGAGATATAGACAAAACCATTACGGTCAACACTGACACCCAGTCCTACTGTTCCATCAAATGCAGTATTTACACGCGACATATCTGATGGGTCAAATTTCTGTAGCCCCGGTCCCGTAGCACTTGCCGCATAAATGTAGTCATCTTCTGCGTACATCATTTCTGTTGTTGGACCGAAACTGTTGAAATGTAAGTCGCTGAATGTGCCCGTTCGGTCATCTATACTCAAATCACTTCCATTGAGTTTAACAATCTCTGACTCACCAGAGCTGTGTCCAATCATCACATAGACCTTATCATTTGGTCCATATACCATTTGGCCAGTGTAGTCACCGTTGTCGCTACTCCCGATTAGGTCTTGCGAGTTTTGGAGAACACTGAAGTCTGAAGTATCTATCTTATAGACCTCGCCGTCGTCGAATGAGGCAAAAATATTTCCAGATGTGTCTGAATCGACCCCCAAACATCGACCCGTACTTGATGGTGTATCAGATGTTTGTGTTTGTAATACACTCAGGTCACTCTTGTCGGTTTCTGCAACAACTCCGGGGTTATCAGTTATATCATTGTATGACTGATGAGTTGTAAATAGACGGTTAGTAGCTAAACCAGTAAAGACAACATCACCGTCTTGTGTAATCTCTTGGACTTCAGTCCCGTCAATCGTGATGCCACTTACGTCAGTGCCGTCGATACTTGTCGGAGCCATTAGTTAGTCTTGAAGTTGATGACACCGCTCGTATCAGAGCCATCTTTCTGAATTTCATATCCATCGACACTATTAGCATCCCCACTAATGTTGATACCAGCCGTACCAGTACCCTCGTGGATAGCCGTGTTTCCACCGATGGTCGTCCCACTTGCGAGAGTCGCACCTGTCGCCTCGACAGAGGTGTGAACGCTTGCTGGATGAACGTCGTGGGCCTGCTCGTAGTGCTGGTGAACTGCGTCCACCAGTTCGTCCCACGATGCTCCATCCTCGAAGGAGCCGGTTACATCGCCTTCTGTAGCGTGTGTCACGTCAGCATCAGTCACCGACTCGTTAACACACTGCTGACAGACGACACGCTTCCCCTCACCGAATAGGTCGTGGAAGTTGGTGTATCCGTATGCGCCTTCGTACTCGTGGAAGTCTACGACTCCGACGAGCTTCTCACCATCTTGTGTAACTTGAATCACTGGGTCAACAGTGTCAGCGACAAGTTGTGATAGTACGTCACTTGCGAGTCGCTCGGAAATATCACATTCTTCTTGGAAGAGGTCGATAGCTTCCGATTGTGTGAAAAATTCACCTTCTCGTTCGTGGAGTAGTTTTGCACACTCCCGAAGGTACTCGGCGGTCTGTTCGTGTACTGTCTGCGCTTCTGAAAGTAGTTCGTCGGCGTTTGTTGTCATAGTGAAGAGTTCTCCGTTATTTGTCCGTTGATGTTGAGGTCTCCTGTACTTCTATCAAGTTCGAGTCTATCAACATTATTAGTCTCGTCTTGGATTCTGAATGAGTCCGAAGATGTGCTATACCGAACACTCATATCACCGTCTGTACCGAATACGAGTGTTTCATCATCGGTAATATCTACGTTAATTGTAGAGCCATCTTTCGATAGATTTACTCCGGCAGTAATCTCACCAGCGCGTGCGAATAGCGAGAAGTTCAGTGGGTCAGTCCCAAGTACGGGGTCTTGTGTCGTCTGGACGTATGCCTCGTCCGAGTGAGTTCCGTTCTCGACAAACGTGAACGCACCAGAGTGGGCTTCCTCACTCGTGTCTATATCGGACGACCGAACCCACGTCGTCGGGTCAGTTGCCGTCACCGCATCGTAAATACCGTTCTCCGTCGCATCGTCCTGATGCTTCAGCAAAATACGCTCACCGTCCGACAGTGTGTACCCGTCAACCGGATTGGGGTCAGTCGAGCTACTTAAGTCGATGTTAGCGTCGTGGTTTGACACAGCGACCGACTCTTTCACATCAAGACCTTGTTCAAGTGCATCCACATACTGCTTTCGAGCAGCATCACTATCAGCAGTCGGTTCGGGGAGACCAGTAATACCACCGCTGAATGTTTGCTCGTTATCCCACGTAATCGTTGCTGTTTCGTCTATCTCACTGGAACCAACTGAGTCAGTGGACAAGTCTTCTGAAACAAGTGGATAACCAGAGAACGAGTCACCAGCAGAGAACGCAGAGAGTGCTGCAATGTCTGCGTTAAGTAGCGGGTAGCCACCAAGAACATCACCAGATGTGAAGTTGGCAAGAGCAGCCACATCCGCGTTGAGAAGTGGGTATGCTCCGAACGAATCGTCTGTGTTAAATGCGGAGAGTGCTGCAATATCTTCATTTGTGAGCGGATACCCACCGAAAGAAACACCATCACCAATTGCAGTCAGTGCATTAACAGACGAGTTTGAGAACGCCCCACTATCTGAACTGAGTACATCTATTCCACCGACTGAAAAGTTATCTCCAGTTACAGAAACATCACTCAATTCGGCAGGTCCACTAACAGAGAGATTCTCAACTTCTGAGCTTGTCCCAACAGTTCGAAGGTCAGAAACACTCTTAACACCTGTATCATTCGTCTGGAACTCCCACAGTGGGATTTTCATATCGGTGTTACCTGAAGAGTTGTTGAACGTCTCAGGTCGTCCGATAATTACGTCATCTGTGCCGTCTTTGTTCCAACCGACATAGACTACTTCATCTTTTGCGTTGGAAGGAAGAGTTACGGTAGTTTGTGTGTCAATACACACCCACGACCCGAAGATAAATGACTCTCCGGGGTCGATAGTCACTTCAAGAGAGTCACTCGTGTGAATCTCCTGAAACTCGTTAAGGTTTTCCTCACTGATACCAGCATCTTGGACGGCGATTTCGGTAGGATTGTCACCACTAACAACAAATCCACTGTCTCCGTAGCCGCCATATGCAATTGCACCAGCAGTTTTGAACGCTTCAGCCGGTCGATTAATAGAAGGATTAACTTTGTTTGTCATAGTTTATTACACGTCGCTGAATGTAAGAGTCACGTCGAACGTGATTGTCTTACTGTTATCTTTCTCCACACCAGAAAACGTAGCGTGGTTAATAAGGAATACTTCTTCTTGGTCCAAGTCGGCAGGGTCTCCAGTATACAGACCAATTTCATCGAAGGTGTTATTATTACCTTCTGTGGAGTCCACAAATGTACTTGCAAGAAGCTCCTTCCCGTTGTCTGCGTGGTCTGTTACTGGTTCGTAGTATTCACGCTGGTTGAGGTCTGTGTCGCTTGTTGCAGTACCACTTGCGCCGTCAACTCCAAGTGCCATATACTCAGAGGTGACATTTGCTTCTACGCTCGCATTTGCAGGGTCGAGGTTGTCTACAAAGTATTCGTGAAGCCGGTCAGTTGTAACATTATACACAACATCCTCGTTTTCTGGCTCTGTGTTATGAACGGCTTCTAACTTTTCCTGCTTTGAAAATTCATCCCAGTTGGGATACTTCGATTGTAAGTCTGACACGGTGTGTGTCATACGATTGATACGTCCCGTAAGAGTAAGACTCTCTTGATTACTTTTAGACTTCATTCTTATTATGTCCTTGTTTCCGCACCTACTTAAATGTTTCGGTCATCTACACCGACCAAGCCATAAAGCTCCAGCTATCTCCTGCTGTTGACTGGTTGATTGATGGCTGGTCAGCCCACTCGATACTTCCCCAATCTCCACCCCACTCTGCACCTTGTGTTTCCGGCTCCTGTACTGTTGTTTGTTGTTCTCCCCACTCAAAACTATTTCTGCTTCTCTCAGTAGTATTCGGTGTGTCATTGACACCTTCTACTGATGCAATTGTTTCTCTGTATCCTTGTGCTATCTCGTCAGACGATTTGCTTACTGTTCCAAAGCTGTATTTGTTGTCATTAAACACTACATCGTCCGAAGATTTACCATTTGTGGATGCACTTCGGAAAAGGTTCTCCAGTTCTGTCCACGAGAAGAAGCTCCACTGTTCACCGTTATCTGGCTCTTCTTCCACCGGAGAGGTTGACCAGCTTCCAGCATCCCAACTAAACTCGTTCCAGTTAGGGCCATCTGAATCCACAACATTTCTGTCTGGTTCGACCCATCTAAACTCGTAATTGTTAGATTGGTCAGATACCTCTCCAATATCTCCAGACTTGGATACTGTATCAATAATTTCTCTATCTCCTCGTGTTATCTCATCAGATGACCTACTTACTGTTGGTATAATGTACTTGTTGTCATCCAACACAACACTGTCTGAAGATTTACCATCTGTTGCGACTGTCTGGAACAAGTCTTGTAGTTCTGTCCACGAGAAGAAGCTCCAGTTTGTATCGTTACTTAGCTCCTCATTTGTTGGGGAATTTGACCAACTTCCATCATCCCAACTAAATTCATTCCATTTTGGGCCATCTGGACTCTCAATAGGAGTATTAGACTCTATCCATCTAAATTCATAATTATTAGATTCATCAGACACTTCTCCAGTATCATCAGATTTAGACACTGACTCAATCACATTTTCATCACCAAATGTGATTATATCTGTTGCACCGCTTTGAGATTGAACAAGTAGACTGTCTCCTAAGCTTGTAACATCAGATATTTTCTGCTTTGTTGGAACAATATATTTATTTTCATCAAGCAATACACCATCATTAGGACCCATACGGTCAGATGTATCTCGGAAGAGGTCCTGAAGCTCTGTCCACGAGAAGAAGTTCCACGTAACTTCTGTGTCTTCTTGTCCTTCTTCTTCCCACCGAGTCTGATAGATACTGCTCTCTACAAAATTAGAGCTTGAATCAATTACAATGTCCTCTTTTGCTTTCCCATCGTTTAGAACATAGTTAACCAAATCAGAAAGCGTAATGTCTTCGTCAAAGTCGAAGTTATCTCTGTCAGCAAATGCTTCATCATCAAGAGAAATTTCACCTTCTTCAATCCGTGTAGAGATGGTAGCATTAACAGTATCGCCAACCTCCGCACGTTCTTCATCAACGTTGTATGATATTTTATCAAGTTCTACACCCGATGGGTCAGCTAACTCAAGTAACTCTACAACTGTGAAGACTTTGTGAGGCGGCCAATCATCAAGCTCAATAGTGTATTCCACCTCTTCAAAGTTTTCGTTGATTCTGAAAGACGCAGCACCGCTACCGAAGGCCGATGCTACTGCGAACTTTAGGTCTTCTTTCCGTCCCCGACCAGAGAACGATTGCACAAGAGACTTAAGGTAAATACGATACTCGTTATCGTCTCGACCACGCCTCTCACCGAGGCTACCGAAGAGTGAACCAATTTCTTCAAGCTCTGTGCCGGTTGCTCTGTCAACAAATCTACTGTCGATGGATTCTTGTCGCTTATCTGCTACTGTTTCTATCTCTTCTTCGTGGCCCTCGATGTATCTGTCTAAGATAGACTGTGAAACATATGTCACGTAAAAATCTGTGTCAGTATCAGGACTTTGGCCGCCTACACTGAAGTCGATAAACTCTCTTTCATCAAGCTCATAATCTTGGCCTGACTTAAATTCATAGGTCCCACCGTTAACCTCACCTTCAACTTTTTGAACTTCATCAATAGGAGCCTTGTCAAGCTGATACCTCTGTTGGGTAAACACAGAACCGTCCGGGCGCTCTTGCGAGACGTATCTATGCGCTTCGTCTTCCACTAAAATGTCGTCAGTTGGAAGGATTGATGGAAGAATATCTCTATAGATGCTCGTCATTCTGTGTTCACCCCAACAGATAGTGGGTCAATCTTGTATCGTTCCGGTGCTTCTACAACTTCTCCGTTCCTATACGTCACGTAGAACACAACACCGTCAGAAGGCTTTGAGCCTCCGACAGACCAATCTATCGAATCGGTGAGGCCATCACCGTCTGTATCTACGAAGTCGTAGTCTTGGCCCTGCTGATACGTATTGCCGTTATCATCTTCTATTGTGTCATCTTCATCGGAAGACTGGACAGTATATTCAAGCTCATAGACATTTTTTGTGTCATCAAATACTATACTTTCTTCGCTAACTAAGGTAATTTCTTGTTCTTCTCCGTACTTGACGAAGAACGGTGATGTGTCTGAAATAACTGAAGTATTTGTCCACTCTATTTCATCGTTGTAGCCGTCACCATCAGTATCATTGAACGTATATGCAGAAGCATCGTACTCGTTTCCATCCACGTCTGTCACAACGGAACTGGATGTAGGGCTTCCGTTAGTTGTGTACTTTGCGCTCGAATCAGTAAACGTGAAACGCTCGCTCATATAGTAATCTACAAGGAACTCTACTCCCTGTTGTGGTGAATCTCCACCGACGCTCCAATCAATTCCGTTGAGGTTTCCAGACGGCGTAACAGAGGTCTCTACGTAGTCTACACCCTTCTGATAGGTGTTATCTTCTTCATCTGTTATTTCTCTCGATAGGCCTCCTTCTCCGTAAGAGTATCGTACACGGTATATATCTTCTTGTCCGTACTGCTTAAACTCATTTAACACTGTTGCAACTGTCGTATCTAAGTAAGTTATATTATCGACAGAAACATCAGCATTAAATACTCTCTGAATAATCTTATCTTGGAGGAAGTTTTCACCTAACTGCAAAGACAGAATATATTCCTCAATCTCGTTCTTTATACGACCAGTATTGATACTGCTGGAGCCTGAAACACGGCTGTTTACTCGTAACTGATAGATTGCAGGTCTAACAAGGTTGTGCTGTATTCCAACAGGTCGGGCTTGGTCAATCGCATCTAACACCTCTTGGTCAGAGCCACCGTCAACAACGACGTTCGCAAACGGTGGGTTTTGCTCAACAAATTCTTGAACAAGAACGCTGTCGTTATTTACACCATCTACGTTGTTTGAAATGAAACCTGCTACACCTGCCACAGTCCCACCTCCAGATGTTCGTGTAACAGCAGTCTTTATATCTTCGCGGAAATCTGCGTCGGATTGAACGTCTAATCCTCCTGACGTTGCTGTCTCGTTCGCAGCACCAAGTACACCAACTGGCGGGCTTGGGAGGAATGTTATCTGTCCTGCTCCAACGTTATACTCTGTCCCAACTTCTTCAGCAACAATGTCAACAGTTACTTCACTTTCTCCGGGGTCAGGACTGACTGAAGCATCTGAGTCTTCGTCTATCTCTCCGTCTCCGTTAGCATCAACCCTGAACGAAAGAAATTCACCGTTTGCATCAGGCGTTGTTCCGATTGTAACACCCTCAAATATCTGAACATTGTCTCCAGATACCTGAAACGTCACTTTTCCTTTGGCCTTCTGTCCTTCAAACCTACTCTCCCCGACGAGTTTTGCCAATTCATCGAGGTGCTGGCTGTCCATATACTCGTTGATTTCATCAGGGTCATATTCGATGCCAAGAGCTTCCATATCGTCTTCTGTAAGCTCTTTACCAGCATAATCTGGCCACGCAGCTAATAGAGCAGCAAGTGTTTGTTCTTCTTGCTCCTGAATGTCTCTTGACCAACCGCGAGTCCACACATAGTTGAAACTGGTCTCTGCAAAGTTTGTAAGCTTTGCTGTTTTTCCTGTTATTCTGTCGCGTAGACTCTCGTAAATTTCGTCTACATCTCTTGGTTGGATAGTCATTCAAATTCACCTACTGGAAAGATAAATGATTTCTGTGAACCATCAGTCACCACTTGTGATGTGAGGTCAAACCCATAGTCAGTCTCTTGTATTGAAATACCAACAACGCTGTCTATTCTTGGTTCTGCGTCAAACACATCTTCTGCTGCGTTTTTCAATTTTTGCCTCACAGTCGGTGTCAATGGTTTACCGATAAATTCTTGTAGCTGCACTGAAGTAGCGAACGCTAAGTCTTTTTCAAGCTCACCAATTCCATCAGCGTTTTTGAGGTCTCCAGAAGGACCGACGATGAAGTCAAAGTTCTTGTCTAACGATGGACCACTTCCGTATTTTTTGTCTCTTGTCATAGTAGTGTCTCCTCGTACTTAAGTGTTTCGGCTGTGTTTACCACGATATTGTTGTGCCGTCAGTTACTTCACTGACTGAGTTACCATAGATAGTTATATTACCGTTGCCATCACTCACGATACCATATCCTGACCCATCACCGAGCTTAAACTCTCCTGTCGAGAGGTTTAGCTCTAAGCCCATTTCATCAACTTCGTCTTGTCCCTTGATTTTGATGATTGTGTCTTCTCCGTCTGTATCATCAATCTCGATTGTCGCAGCGAGTCCATCGTACTTGTCGTCGGCTGCTTTCTTCGCAAGACGAAGCCACTCTGCTGGCTCTTCGGCTTCATCAAGACCTGATTGAAACTCAAAGTAAAGGTCTCCCTTCTTGTAGCGTGTCATATTCTCCGTAGCGAACGGGGCACGCTGTTTTGTGTTGTAGAGCTTCCCAAAGACGAGAGGAGCTTCTGACGACGATTTACGAAATCCGATAAGTACCAAGTCGTCTACCTCTGGAACTTCCATCATACTACCAGAGCTTCCTAACACTGGCACGTTTCGCCGTGGCTTCTCTTCTCCACGAAGAGTTACGTCTACTTCCACGTTGCCCGGAATGTCTTCATCAGGGACGTGTTCTTTAATATCAATCACTCTGCCAATTTGTGGTTGGCTAACTTGGTCGCTAATCTTATTCTCGACGTAACTCTGTTCTGTTTTGTCAAATCGTGCCATAGTTATACGTTATCCTCCGGTACTGCTCCTTCAAGTTTTATTTCTGTTAAGAAACCATCTGAATCGTTCATTTTGTGTTTTATCTCTCCAACAAAATAGCGTCTATTGTAGAGAAAGTCTGGAAGCTCTATCACGTCTCGCTCGTCAATTGTTGCATCACCAATGATGACAAGCTTACCACCTTGAACCTGTCGAAGCAACTCTCTGGCAAACTTCTCTGCGACTGCTTCGGCTGTCTCGAACGTCTTTATTTGTTCGTCTTCGTGAACATATGTTGGGTCATTTGTGTAGTATTCATTTATTTCCCACACACTTGTTTCATCATCGAAGCTTAATGCTCTTTTTGGTGTGGTTGGCATATAGTTCACGAGCCTGTATGCGCTCTGCTGTCCGAGGTTCGAGACGGCACCGTCTGGAATGACTTTCACACCCCTATATGGTGGCTCTACAGGTCCAAACTTAGATGTAGACTTAATGTACTCTACTTCTTTTACTTCAGCATCAGGCATCCCGAACCGCAAAAGATTGTAGTTGTCTATGAACCAGTCAGCATTTGCACGTTCAGCAAGCTTATCGAGAGCTTCCGAGGCCATCATATTGCTGAAGTCCACTGTGATAAGAGCATCACGGGCAGGGCTTTGTTGCCACGTTAAGTCTGTCAAACACAGTAAATTGGCTTCTCCACAGACTTGCTGTACAAGTTCTGAAATTGGAGTTGGTTCTTCAACAGCAATTGAGAGTTCTGTGTTTTTAGCCTTGTGCAAGTCGTTCATTAACTTCACTTCGAACTTTCCAGTATCTTCTTTGGCCTTCTTTTCCTTTTCGTTGGCATCATACACGTTTCCAGTGAACACACGCCTGCCGTCAATATCCAGAGACGCGAAATCTCCGATAGTGGGTTCTTCAGAAAAGTCAGGGTCTATGACAGTAGCGTTGACCAAATCTGTCTCGTTGTAGCGGCTGGTTGTTGCCTCTAACTCAGTGACTTCCCAACCAGTATATGACATATTAAGGTCAACTTCTACATCGTCAGCAATAACTTCTGTCATTGTCTCACCTTAGAACCCGAAGAAACTAAAGCCTGTCGCTTCAAAGTCTGTGTCAGTAACTTCGACAAGCTCGATGGTGTATCTGTAGATGAAATCACCATCTGTGTCCTTCCCACCACCGTCTGTGATAGGCCGAGTGCTTGTCGAAGCGACGTGTGCTTCGCCGTTCCATCGGTTACTGACAACCTCTACCGTCTCTTCATCGGTGAGAGCATCCACATCGTTCGCCTCGCTTTCTGTACATACACCTTCGACACTTATCTCGTCAGCTTCTTCGCCAATCTTCTGACGGACAGTTGTGTCACCGATGACTTTGTGAGACGCATATCGCGCGGATGTGTCCACACTTACACTTGGTTGTTCGTACTTGAACGCCACGTTTCCGACGCTCGCATCAGGTCGTTCGTCTTCGTATACCATTATTAATTACCTCCATCTCTGAACCGCTTCTCACGGTTCGCTTCGTTAATAGCATCTTGGACAAGCCCCTTGACACGAGCCTTCTCCTCGGGGTTCATATTGAAGTCCCCAAAGTTGTATTCGTTGTTTTCGTAGTTGTTTGTTTCGTGATTTGGCGCTGGTGCTTGGTCGTCTTGTGCCTCTTGGTTGTCTTCTTCGGTCATACTGGCTGCGTTTTCTCTTGCTTCTTCAGCAGAAGCATCAGCAGAAGCAAGCCTTCCAGAAGCACCACCACTACCACCCATCTCAAACTCATCAACATTGTCAATTTCAAATCTATCAGGTAGAGCCTTATTTGCGTTGTCAATTATTGAGTTAAGTGCATCAATGACTGTGTTAGCCATCCCTTCAATCATTCTTTCTACGAAAGCCACAGAACCAGCAATAATTTCTTTCAGACCGTCGAAGGCATCCTTAATTAGTTCAACACCTTGACCTATCTTTGATAGTGTGCTTTGGACTATCGACAAGCTCATAAAGGCGTCTATTAGCGCATCAATTGCATCAACAACAAATAATATAATTGAGACAAGAGCGTTGAGAGGAATAAACACAGCAGCGTAGATGATGTCAGCAATGACATTAAACGGACCTTGGAACAGTCCAATGACGAATCCAATAGCATCACCGAGCGCACTGAACGCTTTGCCAATAATATCGAATACTCCACCCATCGCGCTTCCTTCTTCATTAGCAAAGCCTAATCCTTGTGCGAGTCTATCAAAGGCATCCTTGACAGCGAACACAGGAGCGAGAATTGCTTCGAGAATATCTACAAATAGGTTCCACGTCGGGACACCTATTGCCAACAAGAAGTTGAAGATAGACTCTAATACTCCCTTCAGGAAGTCAATTGTTCCTCCGACAGCGTTCGATACACCACCAATGTTGGACAAGGCTCCAGCAAGGATTGCTGAAACAGCAATCAGTGCTACGAACGCCTTGATTATCAGACCGATACCGATGGCGTCAAGAGCAAAGCTTAGTGCAGCGACCGCTCCTGTGGCTACCCCGGCGGAGGCTGATACTCCCAAGAACGTGAGAGCTACAGCAGCCATCTGTGAGATAACGGGGATTCCCATTGCTGAAACAGACGCAAGGGATGTAGCAAGGGAACTGTTCATTAGCGCGCTGAACAGGGCAGCACTCCCTTGTGAAAAGAGTGTTGCGGTAAGCGTTGCAAGACCAGCGATAGCTTTAAACGGTGCCAGAGCCAATTTCTTCATTGAAGTAAGAAGACTCTTTGTACCGAGATTTGCTGGAATAAGTCCGCCTGCGTAATCACGTACAGCGTTAGTAGCGCCACTGAAGCTGCTTGATAGTCTATCAAATGTGCCGCTTGCGAGAGATGTAATTCTTCCCTTAACTCGGTTAGACACATCTCCAACAAGCTGCATTGCGTCGTCGTAGTTTTCAATATCAGCGATAGCAGAAGCAAAGTTGTCGGCGGATGAGCGCACTGCGCCACCTGCACTACGTAGTGGACTTACAACAGTACCAAGTGCGCTCTTTATATCTTCTACACTCGGAATAAATCCTGTAAGTGTCCGTTTAAACCGGCTAAATACTGACTCGTTTTCTGATGCAGCATCAGCGAGAACCGGAAGGCTTCTGGAAGCCCCATCAGCATTTTCGGCTAACACAGGTAAGTTGTCTGCCGTTTCTTTGATGCTCTCAGAAGCAGCAGGCAACGCGCCAGCAACTTCATCAGAGCCAGATGCCAGTGCAGGTAGCTTATCACTCACTTCATTGACGCTTGGGATAAGGTCTGTAAGTCCCCCGAGGAATCCTCTCGCTCTTGAAGCTGCATCTCCGAAACGTGAGCGTAATCTACTGAGAGCTTCTCTCGCCCCGGAAGCTGATGGAGCAAGAGAGAAGAGTCTGTTTTTGAGACGTGTGAAGAATCCAAGGTCTGAATCTGTCGTATCGTCTATGGCAGATGATAGTACCGGAAGATTGCTTGCTGCATCTTCAGCAGCCTCGGATGCAGGCGGTAATGCTCCAGCAATCTCATCTGAACCTGATGCGAGAGCAGGCATCATATTCTCAAAGGCAGTTGCACCCGGAAGAGCGCCGCTAATCCGAGTACCGAAGCCTTGAACAGCATCAGTAGCTTGGTTGAAGGATGTTGGGATTTTGTCTAACGCACCATCAACGAGCGATGCAAGCTCCGGGCTGATGATTTGTAGACCAGACTTAATGTTCCCAATAGCTCTGTCGAAGCTTCCGAGTCCGGGGACTGCGCTCACAAACGCTTCACCGACACCCGTTACTACGCTTACGACACCGATACCACGCGCAGCGAGAGACTGTAGGCCGGTGGACACAGCGGAGAGACCTCTTGAAGCGAACTGCCGTGCCTTACCTGTGACAGAACCGAACGCCTCTGACACCGTACTCAGCCGGTCTGAGAAGGCCGAGGTGATGCGGTTCTTTGTGTTAACTGCGGTTTCGCCAATCTCGTTTAGCCGCTCACGCGCTTGTTGTGTGCGTGTTGTGACATTAACTTCCTTTTCTGTTCGTGAGCTAAAGTCACCTTCCAAGAGTTCTTCTTGAGCCTCTTTGACCTCTTTGAAAGCCTCTGCTGAACCTCCTTGGTCGGGGTGGACTTCTGTTACAATGTCACGGTATGCTTGGTTGATTTGGTCCTTTGTAGCATCAGCATCGTCAATGTTGAGCTTTTCCAGCGCACCCATCCTAACTTCTGGTGCTGGAATAGTAGTCTGTTGAACTGTTTCTACTCTGTTAAGGTCAGCAAACTTCTGCGAAACTGCTTCTGTTACTCCACCGATACCTTCAGAGACAGCACCGCCAATATTTGTATTAGCTACTTTCTGCCTCAAGTCTCCGACGAAAGAAGTTATAAGGCTGAGAATACTGTCTGTTCGGTCGGCTACTCGTTGTCTTACAGAATCAAATGCAGACCCAATAGGACCTGTAATTACACTTGCTTTGTTTCTAATGTTTGAAGCTATTTCTCCAAGGTTAACGTCAACAATCCTTTGTGTAGTGCTAATATCGGCGCTAACAGCGTTGCTTAGTCTGCTGAAAGCATTTCTAATCGGCTGCGTACTTGGTGTTGGGATACTACTAAGCTTGTTTCCGATAACTGTTCGGACACTGCTTAGTCGGCTACGGATACCGCTCCGAAGATTACCGAATTTACTTCTTATATTGTCGAAGTACGCATCACTAACACTTTGGTCGTCACCGAGGATACTTTCGTCAAGCGACTTCTCAGGGTCGGGCAAGTCAAATTCATCAAATCGCTGCATTGCGGTCTGTGCAGCACCCGAAGAGTTAAGTAAGACTGGTTCGAGGAGTTTAAACTCATCTAAGATACGTCCTAATGCACGTTGTGTTCCTGTAAGCTGGAGACCACCCAAGACGCTGTTAAATGTTCCAAGTGCGCCAGTTGCACCCGAAACGGAGCCTCCAAAGTTGGCGAAGAACATTCCAATCGAGATACCTTTTGCTAACACACCGTCAAATACTCTCGATAGGAACAGGAAGGCAAATGCTGCTGAACGAACATCATCAGGTATGAAAGATATTACATCTGCTACCAACTCAAACGCGACTAACACACCAGAAAGTGCAGTTATGGCTCCTTCTAAGAGAGGTATACCTACCTCAGTAAATGTCTTAAAGAAGCTAACTATTCTCTTTCCAAATTCACCAAGCGACTGAGTAAATGAAACACCTTCTTGTTGGAAGAATTGAAGAGCGTTTGGGAGGCCTTCAGCGAAGTATACTAACAAATCAACAATAAGTGGTAAGAAGGCCTCTACAGTTTCTTCCATTTCTGTTAAAATAGATACAGCATTGTCTCCAAACGCATTAGATACTTCTTGACCTGCTGCTATGAGGTCGTCTTGCAAATTATCAGCAAGCTGTGCAAGAAGGTTGACTGCTGTTGCAAGTGATGTAAGTGTCCCTTCAAATATAGCTACAGACTGGCTATCAATTAACGGCTCAAGTGCCCGTATAAACATATCTCGGACATTTCCTGCAATCTCTTGGAGAGCCTCAAGTCGTCCTTCAATATCTGATGACGATGCTGCAACACGGTCTGCTTTAGCGATAAGGCCACCAGCAAAGATGCCTGCAAGCGCACCGCCAGCAATGACGGCTGCGCTCGCAAGACCAAGCAGAGAGGTTGCAAGGGCACCAGTCGTAATCACAAGCTGTGGAATTTGCACAGCAGCACGCCGAAGTGCGAAGTTGAACGGACCAATGTTAAGACTTGTGGAAGAGAACGCTCCCCCGAGACCAGCGATAGAGAGCGCAGCTTGTTGTGCGTCGTCTCCGACTTCTTCCAGTTCATCGGCTACACGGTCGAGTGACTCAGCGTGAATTTGTGAAATAGCTGCATCAGCAAGCTGTGCAGAAGAAAGGTCTTCTATCTGTTCTTCTGTAAAGCTTACTGTTTGAGCTAATGTTAGGTTACTGTTCCGTAGGCTATCAACAAACTCTTCGCTTGTAGCAGCACTGTTCGCCATACGGAACATTGCGCCTACTTCTTCGTTGATTTTATCCTTCGTTCTTTTCGCTGTTGCTGAAAGCTTTGTGTTAGCTACAGACGCAGCGTTCTTCGCTTCAGCTAATGTCTCAGCAGACGCAAATGCTTCTTTAAATGTTGTTGCTTCTTGCTCAAGCTCTTGTGTTGTCTTTGTCGTAGCTGCTGAAAGCTTTGTTTGAGAAACAGCAAGATTATCTACTTCTTCTGAACCGGCTGCCATAAGAATCTCATTAGCAGCCATTTCTGCGTTCATTCCAGATATATCTTTTTCAACTTTTGATATGGCTCCAGAGAGTGCAAGCTCACTGTTTCGTAGCTTATCTACAAGCTCGGCACCTGTGCCTGAAGACTTAGCCATTGCGACCATCGCACGCATTTCTTCATTGAGTGAACGCTTGGTAGCTTCTGCTGTTTCATCAAGAACTTTATTAGCTTGTGAAGCAGCTTTCTTCGCTTCTTCAAGAGACTCAGCAGAGGCAAATGCTTCCTTAAATGAGTTTGACTCTTCATCAATAGCTTGTGCAGTGTTTTTCGCTGACGTAGCAGCCATCGTGTTTGAGTCACGAACATTTTGTGCTGCTTCAGAAGCAGCATCCATACCGATGGCAGCTTGGCGCGCACTTAGGTCAACACCATCAAACTCCTCTTGTGTAGTAGCAAGTGTTGCCGATGTTTGAGCCATCGCGTTTCTGGTACTGTCTGCGGCATTAGAAACGCTATCCATCGTTTCAGATGTGACTCCTGCGTCTTCAGCAACATCTTCCAGAGCTTCCGCTACTGCGACAAGCTCCGAAGCGATTGTTTGCTGTGCGTCAAGTACCGCAGTAAGTACCTTCTCTACCATATATTAGTAGTCCAACATTATAGTTGGTTCTTCATCTGCTGTTTGTTGCGTTCGGCCTCAGCTTTCTCTTGTTTCATACGCTCCCGTTCATTTTCAGCGTGGAACAGGAATTTTAGTTGCCCATCTGTTAGCTCGTCTGCGAACAGTTCCCGCTTTCTTGTCGGGTGCGGGCAATCGTTATCTGGTGGACCGGGAGTATCATAGCAGTTACATTGATACTCTTCTGTTGAAAACCCGTGCCCCTTCTCTATCGCAGAGAGAAGTTGCTGTCCTAATCCTGTACGTGAAAAGCTTGGACATCACCTGCTTCTTCAAGCGAGTATGTCATAATCTCGCTGCCAAGCTCGAACAGCATCTCGAAACCGAACTCGTCAATAATCTTTTGCATCTGGACACCCGAGAACTCCTCGTGAGCCAGAGACTCTTGACAGAGGTACTCGAACGCATCAACCATTTCAGGATTCACGTTTGCGCCGCCGCCTTCCGCTTCTCGTGCCATTTCCTCGGCTTCCTCAGCCGATACATCCTCTTCATTATCCACGGCCTCGAAAAGCTCATCAGGCATCGAGTTAATCGCAAATGCGAGGTCTTGCTTCTCTACAGTGTGCATTTCGAACGCCGGAAGCTGTCGTCCATCCGCGCGTTCAAATGTCACGTTTTTTGATGCGCCGCTGCCCTTAATCGTCCGCTGATACCATTCTTGTGCGTCAATTTCTTCAGCCATTGTTGTATTCCGTTGGGTTGTGTGTTGCTATCTTGTTCTTTGCGGTGAACACAGACCGCGCGCGTCTTATACAGACGAAGTACGCCTCGCTGCCACGAGAGGCGCGCTGTGTTTACTTGTTTACGAAATCAGCATCTCTTCTGCAACGAAGTCATAGCTCTCGCTCGTTCGGTCGTCCGAAGGAATGTCCTTCGAACGTGACTCGCAGATAACACCAGTGAACGTTACTGTTCGCTCGTGTTCGTTAACTGTAATTTCAATGTCCTTCGGAGCCTTCGGAAGCCCTTCATCCGTTCGGAGGGCTTCTTGGAGCGCAACGTTGGAACCAGTATGCTCGAACGAGCCGGAATACGTCATTCCAGTCGTTACAATTGACATACCCATTCCAGTCCCGAACTGTGTCTCGGACGTTTCTGCGTCAACGGAGTAGCTGATATTCGTAAGCGGTACATCGTCCTGACCAGCAATTGTGATTACTGCGTCGTGGCCGATTTCCTTCTGTGGGTCGTCACGAAGGTTTCCGTCTACCGTTGGTGTCTTAGCCATAATGTATCACCTCTATGTGTTAATCGTGACAGTTTGGTCAATCCGCTTCACGATTCCGAGCGGTGTAACTCCAACGTCGATGTTCACTTGGTCAGTGTTTGCCGGGTCCTCGTAAACATTGACGGTGAGGTTCTGTTCTCCATCCTCGTTCGGCTTGAGAAGCCGGTCACTGACCAGCCCACGAAGCTGAACGAAGAGTGTCGTTTGTGCCTGATTCCGTGTCCGCTCGTCGTTGATACGGCCAATGATGGCCTCACCAACGAGCTTGGAGAGCAGTACAACACGGTCTACAATCCGACGCCGCCAGAAGTCCCGCTCCCAGTCCGATTCCTCGGACGTGGAGAGGTTGTCCTTGATTCGCACCGTGCCAGCCTGCCGAATAGGAATCACGTATGCGTCACGGAACTTCTGTGCGTCAGACCGAGACACGTCGTATGCAACGTCTGTGTAGCCCGATACTGCGTCGTTGTACACAGGCTCGTTGATTGCGTGTCCAGCGAACACACCAGCGACACCGGGGATGATTGTGCGGTTGTAATTTTCTCCGTTTCGAGACGGAGCAATCACGAACAGCGCATCATCAGCGAGTGCGTCACTGTAGTCTCCAGCGTCGTAGCCGGGTGCGAGTGGGTCGTTAGTCGGAACAGTGTCGTCAACGTTCGGTTGTGCGCCGACAAGACCTTTCGCCATCTTGTACTCACCACGTAGTGTGGTGATGTGTCCGCTCAGTGTAGCTGCAACTGACTCTGCATCAGTGAGCGGTGCAAGAACACCAGTGTCACCCTCTGCGAGAGCATCGTTAGCAGCAGCGATAAGCGTGTTATCCCACTCCTGATAGCTGTAGGAAACCGAAACGTCAGTCACATCATCGTTCCCGACAATAAATTCACCCTCGTAAGGGTTGATGTACGCTACACCACCATCTGATGGCTTATCAGGAGCGTCACCAGCATACCAGAACTCTACCTCTGCATCAGTACCATCAATGGTAACTGTCACCTCTTCCTCGTTGTGGAGAATTGGTGTGTTTGATAGTGTTCCGCTTGCGTTCGTATAGTCTTCTGTAGCCTGTACCTTCGGGACGGGAACACCGTAGAGGTAATTGATGTTAGCACCGTTAGCCAGTGCTTCCTTCATCGCGTCTGCCAACTCAGAGCCAGCACCGAACTTCTTATCTGCTTCGGTAGTGGCACCAACTTGAGTTGGATTACCTTCTACGGCGGTTCCGTTAGATGTGTCAGCGTTGCCGTAGAGAATCAGTGTCTCTTCAGCGCCAACCTGAACACCGGAAATTCCGCCCCCTTGCGTCTGAATCCGTACTCCGGGGAATCCTCCAAATGTTGTCATAGTTTAATCACCTTGTATTGTTTGCATTGTCATCGTCCGACGTGTCTCCATCAACCAACATATTAATTCACGAACTCCTCTGGAAGATTGAAGTCTGTCACGTAGTCTTCAGTTGTGTTTATCTCCATAACTGACCACACGACAGTATCAATCCGCCACCGTCGAAGAGATGGTGTTGTCTCAAGCTCGTGTGCTGGTTCGCTGTCTTCGACATTGAACCGCCACGTAAGTGCCAACTCTCCGCCATCCTCTGCTGGAAGCGGAAGGTTTGGTCCGTGGCTATCGTGTCGATAAAGCGCACGGTATAGCTCGTTTCCGAGAGTGCGTGCGTCATAGCTACTGCCCTCAGCAGTATACAGGTCAAACTGTATACGCAGTCGGTACTCTGACTGGAATCGACGGCCAATGCGGTTGCCGTCTTCGTCTGTGACAAAACTCACACGGTCTGTGTTAAAGTCCTGAATGTCAATTTTGTCAACAGGCTGCACTTCCAGCAGAGGTAGCTTGACATTACCATTAGCGCCAGTTCGTGACGCCTCATATGGGAGGTACGACATTTCTGATGGCATTGTGTCTGTCTCTTTGACAGAGCGAATCATCCCATCAATTATTTGTTGTGGTCGAACCATTAGCTGAACACCTCTTCGAACATCTCTTCGACCTCATTAACTACGTTCCGTGGTAGTAGTTCCTCTTCCTCAATCTGGTCAACTGCATTTCGGAAGAACGGTCGTGGGCGCATCCCTTCTGCTGATGCAACCACAACTTGTTCTCCACCTTGTGTCTCAAAGGCCAGTGCTTGCGCGCTGTTGGGAGTAATCGGGTCTCCGCCACCCAACTTCCCTGTGCCGTACTCGATGTACACAGCGTGGTCTGCGGTCGGTCCAACAGTGTAGGTCGCTGTGTCCACCTGCGTAAACTCGATTGAGTTAACAAGCTCTCCTGTGTCAACAGCATCGAGCCGGTACACGTTCTTTTTCATCTCTTTGTTGAGAATCCGAGCAGTTGATTCGACACCATCATCCATCGCTGGCTCGATGCGAGATGCAGCTTCGCGTGCCTGAGCAGCAAACTCGTTCATCTCGTCCGCAAGTTCATCGAAGCCAGATATGTCAGTCATACGTCGTAAGTGTCGTCTACGTCGAGGTCGTAGTCTGTGTCGTCAAAGTACCTATCCCAGTCGTGCCAATTCTCCGATGCTGTCGTGTTCCGCACGTACACACCTGTCGATTGGCTGTTGATAGCTTTCTTGAGTCTCTCTACAATATCCTCGTACCGAGCTTTGAACGAATCTCGGGAGTATTGAGACTTTGTACTACCGCCGTCTTCGAGGTCTTGTAGCGCAACATCATCGTTGTCTTCTGCTCCTTTTGCAAGCTCACTCGTAGCCAACTGCTTGATAGCAGCGATATGATACGGTGTCACATCTCTGTCTTTGATTTCAGTCGCATCATTAATATCAAGCTCTAACATTGCTTCCGCAAATTCAATAGCGTCCCGCTTTTCAGACTCATTGTAGTCGTCGGGGACTTGAACCGGAATCTCAGTTAGCTCGATATATTTTGGCTGGTAAGTCATTGTATGCTGTGTCGATTAGGGAGCGTCGGACGATGACATTTCTATGCAGTGAAATTTGTGAACACGTTAGCCTGTAATGGCGACTGCGGCATCCTCGAAGATGGCCTTCCACGAACGCCGTGTGTAGACCTGAACGTTGTCCGACATACGCTCGTCGTCTTCGTACTCCCGCGAGTCCATACCCGTCCGGGTAAGCTCGTAGCCGAAGTATTCTGTGTCCACAATGAACGCACCGGGACCTGATTCGTCACCGAACTCGCTACCGATAGCGTGAGCGTTGTCAACGACAACGTTGAGGCCAGCAATCTGACCAATCTCACCGGACGCAACAACGTCGTCACCAGACTCCGTGGCTCGGTTGAAGTTGTCGTCAGTGAGTAGGTCGCCGTATGCCTCAAGGTCGAGGACAAGCATATCCGGCGAGTATTCTCCACGACGGACCTCAATCATCCCGTCACGGATGTCACCGAACGTCATCGTCCCGTCGTCGTCACCAGCGTAGCCGGTGTCTCCGTTCGGGTTGTTAGTTGCGTCAGGCTTGACGTTATCTCGAAGCGTCTTGAACGCCTCGAAGTTAAGCCGCTCGTCCATCGCGCGAGCAAGCTGGTCAACCTCTCGGGCCTTCATATCAAGAAGACCGTCCTGCTGTGCCTCCATCGAAATGGAAATCTCGCCAGCGTACTTGTCGAACGTGACGAGAACCTCCTTCACTGTGGTCTGGTGTCGTGGAACCTCTGCACCCTCGGGGACAACCTGCACACGTCCCATATCGTCTTGGGCGATGTTGAATTGGTACGCATTGCTACCAATCGAGGAAGCGTCAATCTGCGCGAAGGCATCTCGGTAAACGAGGTCCTCCTCGACGTACTCCTCAACTGTGTCACGAACGAAATCCTCAGTGATTACGTCTTGAACTTTTAGTGTCATAATTATTCACCTCTTAAGGTCGCTGTGCGACCAGTCCGTACTTTTGTCCATCCTCGGTGCGAGTTTTGAGTACGACGTACTCGTCACCTTCGTCTCCAAGCTCTCCTGCACTTGCACCACTACCGTCGTGACTGCCGACTGAAGAGCCAACACCAGCGTCGTCACCGAGAGCAGCTACAACAGGGCCGTTAGTCTTGATAGTAAGCCGCTCACCAGCAGCAACGTCGATGTATGCTACTCCAGCAACATCGTCGCCAGAAGCGGCGAGTGAAGCTTCACCATCTCCATTAACGGCAACAGCTTGGCCTGACTCAACTGCTTCAGCAGCAGTCAAGTAGATGTAGTGTCCGTACCGATTTGCTTCGTCTCCGGGGTCAAGGTCTTCAAATTGCATATCTTGTCACCTCTTTAGTTACCCATAACTCGCTGACGGATTTCTTGCTGCTTGGCCTGAACATCTTCGGAAAGCTCCTCGGCAGAGCCACCGAAGTCGCCCTCAGCGTTCTCCTCAGCGGTTTCCTCATCGGGGTCAGCACTCTGCGGGTCAGGAGTGATTTCACCCTCAAGCTCGGCGTCGTCGCCAAGCTCGTCTTCGAGGTCCTCTCGCATCTCTTCGAGAGTCCACTTGTCTTCGATTCGCTCTTGTGGCACACCAGTGTGTGCGGAGAGTTGCTCTGCGTATGCGGAGCGAACGGTCTCTACTTCCTCTTCAAGCTCTTCGAAGTCGTCTCGCTCCATAATGTGAGGCTCGTCAGTCTCCTGAAGTGCCTCTACGTCAGAACGATTAACTTCATCCAGAAGGGCAGTCCGCTCCTTAAGCTCCTCAAGGTCGGACTGGAACTCCTCTCGAAGCTCCTCAACAGCACTCTCGGTGCCGTCGTTGCCCTCAAGCTCGTCATAGGCGCTTGCCTTCTGACGAAGCTCCGAAAGCTCTTCCTCTGTAATTTCATCTGTCATAGTTGAATCACCATTGTTGATGGTAACAGATTCCGAAGGCTCGTTACCAGTGCCATCAGCCGATACGACCGAAACCGAGCGGTCAGCGGAAAGGACCTCTACCGTACCAGAATCCTTTCCTGCCTTGCCGCCCGCATCAGCCGATGAATCGGCATCATTTGCGGAGCCGCAACTAACACAGCCGCTCATTTCTTCCTCATCCTCTTTATCTCCGTGGTACGAATTGGATGAGACCATATCCATATACTCTTCGTGCGTCTCACACGGCATATACACCGTGTCTCCGTCCATCTCGTGTTCGTGAACAGTGTCGCAGCCGATTTCTTCGGCTCGTCCCATCGCTGCGCCACTATTCATATACACGTCGTCGTGGTCTTTCGTAATCTCTGCCATATTTTCTGAGTCACCCCAGTCTTTGTCAAATACCTTCTTGGCTGTCCCGTCAACCCATCCTCGGATTTTATCTTCCATCTCGTCGGAGAGTCCGTCAACAGCCGACACGCCACGCCCGCCCTTCACAGCACGCAATGCGCTCAGTGAAAGGCGTCCGTCTGGTTCGACAACAGGAAGCTTTAAGTCACTGTATGTCTCACCGGGGAAGCCACCTTGCGCCACAAGGAAGTGGTTCGCAATTTGCTCCTTCTCTGATTCTGACAGGTCACTGAATGACCCGTCAAGGAAGCCATACTCAGACTCGAAATCCTCCAAGTCTGGCCGATTCCAGTCTGCTTCCGGTTCGTCGTCATCCCAGTTTGGCTTGTGCATCTCGTAGTCAGCAAGTTCTGCAATCCGAGATGCGACGGGAATCATCCGTCTATCGGAAGCTCGTTCTTCTTCGTACTCGTGCATACCTTCACGGTCGTCTTCAGGCGTGTCTTCGCCTTCGGGATACCGCTCGTGTTCCTCGTCGTACTTACTTGGATTTCCGTCAAATTCAGCACCTTCAGGAACATCGTAACTGTTAAGTTCAACGCCCTCAACAGCGTCCATATCCTCGGGAACATCAGGCATCGAGTCGAACGGATTGTATGCCCAGTTCAGCAAGCTAATGTCGCGCTTACTTGGACACCCGTTCGGCCCGCCATCCATATCAGCATCATCAGCACCACGCATCCGACTCACGAACGAGATAGTTCGCTTGGCATCCTCAACATCGTTCTCCGTCCACTCGTCTTTGTTCCGTTCGAGTAGACGTAGGTTGCGCTTGATTACCTTTGCCGGTTCAAGTGATGCTTCACGACTGCACGGATGCTCCGACCAGTCACGAAGCTCTGAAGCGGACATATTGACTGTATCGTTCCAGTCAGAGTACACTTCGTCAAGCTCCTCCTGAAGCTCTGCCGCAGACATTTCTTCCATATCCTTTTCGGCGGAAGCGTCTGTGTTCATCGGCATCAAGTCACTGTATCCTGCGCTGACAGTAAATCCAGTTGACTCAAGCTGGCCGTTGTTCATCTCGTGAACCTCGACCATAACCTTATGCGTCTTTTCATCGACGTGAACAATCTGGCCGAAGAAGTCTGGCTTCGCCTGCCATCGAACAAGCTGTCCTTCTTCCCACTCAGGGGCCATATCAGACTCAGCTTGTTCAGTGACACTCCACTTCTGGAGAGCGGAGAATGGCTCTGCCATCAGTGTGTTAGTCGCTACCCAGTCACCGCTCTCGTAGTTGTAAATACGGAGCAGCGCAGCAGGGTTCATCTCAGTGCCACTAACAGGCTGTGAGTTGCTGATTTTCTCAGGCTTGATGATACCGTCTGTGACAACCTCTTCAATACGGGCGTGTGTTGCGTTCTCCAAGTTATTTCTTGGATTATCGTTCAATCCTGCAAGCACGTAGTCTCCTTCTTCGTACTCTTGTGCTTCAGCGATGAACTGTGCGTTCTCCTCTTCGTCTTCGTCTCCATCAGGAGC